TTAATACAAAAAGAAGGGTTTGACCCAAACACAGACGAGTATTATGATGAGATAAATCGTAGGATACGCGACATATTTCCTAATGAGTTTCAGGAAGCGCCTACGCCCAAAAACAACAGGACTAGCCGACCCGTGCAGACGGTAGCTCCTGCAACCCGCTCTTCGGGGGTAAACAACACAGCACGCCGCACTGTTAGGTTGACCCCAAGTCAAGTTGCGATAGCAAAAAAATTAGGGGTTCCACTTGAAGAATATGCCAAATACGTTAAGGAGTAATAAAGATGACCGAAGCTACCAAAGTACCAAAGTTAAAACGCAGTGATCGAACCACGGAAACGCGGGAAAAGACAGTGCGCCGTAAAGCTTGGGCTCCTCCTTCACGACTAGACGCTCCAGAACCTCCTCCGGGCTATAAGCATCGGTGGATTAGAGTCGAGTCAGGTGGCGCAGATGATCGCGCTAATGTTTCAGCTAAACTCCGTGAGGGGTATGAGTTGGTACGTGCGGATGAATATCCTGATTTTGATTCAGGTGTTCAAGATGACGGTAAACATGCCGGTGTAATCGGTGTAGGTGGTTTGCTGTTAGCGAGAATACCTGAAGAAACGGCAGACGAGCGGCAAGAGTATTATTCTTCTAGAACCCATGACCAAATCAGAGCTGCTGATAATGACCTGTTGAAGACGAATGTTAATTCGTCTATGAAAATCAATGCGCCAGAAAGGCAGTCCAAAGTAAGCCTCGGAGGCCCACGTTCGGGTTCCGAATAACTTAATATAAAGGACATAAATCATGGCTAATAACGATAAAGCCTTTGGGCTACGTCCGCTTGGTAACTTAGCTGGTACTGGAGCACAGAAGCAGTACGGTTACGAGATTGCGGACAACCAATCGGGAGCTATCTTCCAAGGTGACCTAGTTACTTTGAAGGATGGTTACATTTTACAATTTGACCCGTCGTCGCATACAGCGGCAGTAGGCGTGTTTAATGGTTGTTTCTACAATGACCCTACAACGCAGAAGCCTACTTTTTCTAACTACTATCCGGGTAGCATAAACATCACTCAGGGTAAGATCGTCGCAGACGTACTTGACGATCCTAGCCAGATGTTCATCATCCAGAACGATGGCACTTCTGCTGTAGCTAACTACGGCAAGAACGCAGACATCGTAGTAGGCACGGGAAGCACTGCAAACGGCATGTCGGCTAATGAGCTAGACACGAGCACAATCGCTACAACTGCTGCACTTAACTTGAAGATCATTGGTCTTTGGGACGTACCTAACAACGCTGTTGGTGCGAATGCTGTGGTCGTGGTTAAAATCAACGAGCATCTCTACGGCAGTGCTGGCGTAGCAGGACAATAAGGAGAATAGATCATGGCTATATCAAGAGCCCAATTAGTAAAGGAGTTGGAGCCGGGTCTAAACGCTTTGTTTGGTCTTGAGTACAACTCGTATGACAGTGAGCACACTGAAATCTACGAAGTAGAGTCTTCGGACCGCGCTTTTGAGGAAGAAGTGATGCTATCTGGTTTTGGTGAAGCACCTGTTAAGGCTGAAGGTTCTGGCGTTGCATACGATCAGGCACAAGAAGTCTACACAGCGCGTTACACTAACGAAACTGTGGCGTTGGCTTTCTCCCTAACAGAGGAAGCCATTGAAGATAACCTGTATGACAAGTTATCCGCGCGTTACACTAAAGCACTAGCTCGGTCTATGGCTACTACTAAGCAGATCAAAGGAGCCGCTATTCTTAATGGCGCGTTCACTACATCGCTTGGTGGTGACGGAAAGCCTCTATGTGCATTAGATCACCCTACACTGACTGGTCCTGATCTCAAGAACGAGTTAACTGTATCGGCGGATCTTACAGAAGCTTCTCTTGAGCAAGCACTAATTGACATCGCTGCCTTCACTGATGAGCGCGGGTTGAAGATTGCTGTTCAAGGCAACAAGCTAATTATCCCTAAAGAGCTACAGTTCACTGCGGACCGTATAATGAAGTCAACTCTGCGCGTAGGTACAGCAGATAACGACATTAACGCCATCCGTAACATGGGCATGGTTCCACAGGGTTACTCTGTAAACCATTACTTAACTGACCCTGACGCATGGTTTGTCATTACTGACGCACCAAACGGCATGAAGATGTTTAACCGTGTTGCTCTTTCAACTGGTTTTGAAGGAGAGTTCAACACAGGTAATGTCCGATATAAGGCTCGTGAGCGCTATAGCTTTGGCTTTAGTGATCCACGTGGCATATTTGGATCGCCAGGTACTCCGTAAGGAAAACCTTGGTACGAAAAAGGGGGCTTCGGCTCCCTTTTTTTATTTGTGCAATACGCGAATAAGTGCTATATAATTAAATGATACCGGGGTCATTCGGTGTATCTGACAGTCCCGGCTGACGACATGTAGACAGATACGCCCCAAATTAACTCGCATGTGAGGTTATCCTAATGGCTACAACTACCTTTTCAGGTCCTATTAAGGCCGGAACTATTAAAGACACCATAGGCACTACGGTTGGCACTGACGTAGCTAACACTGGTTTTGTAACAATGGCCCAGTCTATTATCGTAGATATTACCGGTGCCAGTGCTTTAAACCAAAGAGTTGCCATAGTCCCTGCAAACTCTCAAATAATCGACGTTATCTTAAACGTCACCACTGCTAATACTGACACGGGTGCAGCTACCGTATCGGTAGGTACCGCCGCAGATGCCGATGCTTTCCTAGCCACGATAGATGTCAAAGCTCTAGCTACGACCCACGGCACACTGGACGCAGAAGCCACTAATGTTGGCACTACTGACCTAGAGGTTCTTGCGGATTTCACCGGGGCTAATGGTGATGGCACGGGCGCTGGAACGGTTACGGTTATGTATCTCCAAAACAATAACCTTTCCTAAGTTTCTCACTTAATAGGAGTAACTTATGAGTGCAAGTAATATATCGGCAGTTACCAAAACAAGCTCTACAGCCGGCGTAAGTGGCCGTTGTAGGGTTTACGGTATTTATTTTGTTAATACAGCAACTGCATCGAGTTTTTCTTTAAAAGACGGAAGCTCTGGTTCAGGCACTGCTCAGATAACTATAAATACACCCGCAGTGGCAGGCGCACAGGAAATCACTATTCCCGATGAGGGAATACTTTTTAGTTCTGGTGTCTTCATTGATCTTGCTGATGCTGAAGTATTGGCGGTTACAGTATTGTTTGCGGGAGGAGCGGCGGCTTAATGGCGTCTACGAAGGCTGTAAAACGTACCCCATCAGGCCGTATTACTTATCGCGGGGAGTCTTTTTCAGGTTACAACAAGCCTAAACGGACTTCCGGCGGCAGTAAAAAGTTTGCAGTATTAGCTAAGAAAGGGGATGACGTAAAGCTGGTTAGGTTCGGTGATCCGAATATGACTATTAAAAAGTCAACCCTAAAAGGCGTGCAAGCTTTAGGGCTCGTCATAATTGCGACACAGCTAAGGATAAATTTAGCGCAAGGTACTGGAGCTGTAAAAAATGGTAGCTAAAAGAGGACTTTATGCAAACATCGCGGCCAAAAAGGCACGTATAGCCGCAGGTTCAGGTGAAAAAATGCGAAAGGTAGGAGCTAAAGGAGCCCCTACGGCTAAAGCATTTAAACAATCAGCTAAAACTGCTAAACCAGTTAAACCAGTTAAAAAAAGAACAGGTGGAACAGTAACTAAAAAAACTAAGAGGTGACTTATGGCTGGACGTGGAATGGGTATGGCTACCAAAGGTGGCGGAGCAGTAAGAAGTGGCCCTAGAAATAAGGTGCTTAAAACTAAAAGTAAAACCACAGGTATTCCCATGTACAACAAGGGTGGCTCTGTAGGTAAAAGTTTTCCTGATCTAAACAAAGATGGAAAAGTTAGCCGAGCCGACGTTCTCATGGGCCGTGGCGTTAAAAAGAAAATGATGGGCGGTTCCATTAAAAAGTATCGCAAAGGCGGAATGTGTAGCTAATGGCTACGTCTAATACAACAGACTTCAATCTTGCGATAGATGAGATTGTAGAGGAAGCCTTTGAACGGTGCGGAATGCAGATGACTTCAGGTTATCAGCTTACTTCCGCAACACGTTCACTAAACCTGTTGTTTTTGGATTGGGCCAATCGGGGTCTAAATCTTTGGACCATTGAGCAGGCCACGGCTAATTTAGTCCAAGGAACCACAGAGGTAGGGCCCGGAACAGACACTGTTAATGTCCTTTCCGCAGTAATTCGAGATACCGTAAATGGGCAACAACAGGACGTAAGCATTTCTCGGATAAGCCGCTCTGAGTACCTAAATGTGCCTAATAAATTAACACAAGCACGTCCCGCGCAGTATTATGTTCAACGTCAAATAACACCTACTATTTTTTTGTGGCCTGCCGCAGACAAAGCTTACACGTTGGTTTACTACCGAATTAGAAGAATGCAGGACGCGGGTGCTTACACAAACACAACCGACGTTAATTTTAGGTTTCTGCCTTGTTTAGCCTCTGGGTTGGCTTACATGATTTCTTTAAAGTATGCCCCAGATAGAACTACCGGATTAAAAGCTATTTACGAAGAAGATTTCTTGCGTGCGGCAAAGGAGGACAGAGATACCGCTAGTGTTCACTTTGTCCCAAGTATATCTTAAATGGCGTATGCAAACGGTAAATTCGCAATTGCAATATGTGATTATTGCGGGTTTCAGTTTCCGTATAAAACTTTACGGAAAAACTGGAAAGGTTTTATGGTGTGCCCTGAGGACTATGAACCTAAAGAGCCACAGATAGAGCCCTTAAATTACAGAGGCGATGCAATAGCATTGCGTGACCCCCGAACAGATAGGGTAGAGCCCGTAGTAGTGTTCGTAGGTTTGCCGGGCGATTCAGCGTTTAACAGTATAGGAAGTGCTAACTACACTTCTGGCACTACAAACATGCAACCTTTCCCGACTCAACGACCTGTAGAAGGTGTGGGTTCAGTGGGAACAGTTACAATAATTCTTCCTACGGTTACAACTTTAACCGTTACTGTAGCTAACCCCGGTTCAGGCAATAAATATTATGTGGACGGCGTTCAGCAACCAACACTAACATTGAACGAAGGGTCTACTTATAAGTTCGATCAATCCGCAGGAACTAATGGCGGACACCCCTTACGTTTTTCTACAACTTCGGATGGAACGCATTCCGGTGGGACAGAGTATACAACAGGCGTCACTACAGACGGTGTGCCGGGTAATACAGGAGCCTACACACAGATAGTGGTAGCGACAGGTGCTCCCACGCTTTATTATTACTGTACAAATCATTCAGGTATGGGCGGACAGGCCAATACGCCATAGGTTCGGTGAATTAAATGACATATGATGAGTTAGTTACAAACATACGAAACTACACTGAAGTAGACAGTAATGTATTTACCGATGCCGTTATTAATACGTTCATCACTATGGCTGAAAATAGAATTCTTAGAGACATTGATTTAGATGTTTTTCGGCTAGAGGCTACGGGTACGGCTACTCAAGGAGACAGGTTTCTTACAGCGCCTAGCACCATCCTCACGCACCGCTACTTAATGACGACAATAAACAATGTTCAAAACTTTTTAGAGTTTAGAGACACGTCGTTTATGAAAGAGTATTGGCCGGATTATACGGTACAAGGCGTGCCTAAGTATTACTCTGTTTGGGATGAAAACACTTTCTATTTAGCGCCTACACCCAATGCAGATATTGCTATGCAGATTGGCTACATTTATAGACCAACACAGTTATCTTCCACTAATACTACTACATGGATTAGCACTAATGCCCCTGAGGTATTACTTTATGCTTGTCTAATTCAAGCGTATAGTTATACCAAAGGCCCTACTGAGATGATGCAGTTTTTTGAAAACAGTTATTCTCAAGCTATACAGGGACTAGGTATTGAACAACAGGGTCGTCGTAGAAGAGACGAGTACAGGGATGGTATTATTAGAGTACCGCTTAAATCGGAGTCGCCGGGACCATGATCTCAACAGTAGGTGGAGTACAATTAGGAATAGCAACAACTTCAGCAGTTTCAGGCAGAGGATTTACTCCTGAAGAACTGGCGGAGCATGCAATAAACGAGGTGATTTCCATTGGAAATAACTCGCACCCTGTGTTACAGGCGCAAGCAGAGGCATTTAGGGATGACATCAGAGGCGTAATGCTTAATTACTTACGTCAAGCGGTGGCTTCTCATAACACTACATTAATTAACCGTTTTCGGGATGCTGGGCATCCAGAATTAGTGAAACTACTAGAGGTCTAAAATGGCAATTACAATCACAACTGCAATGCCCACATCGTTCAAAGTTGAGTTGATGAAGGGTTTACACGATTTCACTGCAGGAAGCACCACGTTTAAAATGGCTTTGTTTGTAGCCACTGCTTCAGGCAGTGGCACATTTGGTGCAGCGACTACTAACTACTCTCAAATGGGTAGTGATGAGTTACCTACTGCTACAGGATATACACAACTTGGTAAGTTACTTACCTCTGTTACGCCTACAGCCGACGGTACAACAGCAATCACTAACTTTAGCTCTGTAACGTGGACTTCTTCTAGCTTCACGACATCAGGCGCTTTAATTTATGACACAAGTGATTCTAATTCTGCATGTGCGGTATTGAGCTTTGGTGGCGACCAGACAGTAAGTTCCGGTGATTTTCAGATACAGTTCCCCACTGCTAGTGCTGCGGCAGCTATTATCCGTATTGCCTAAGTAGGGAAGTGCCATGAGCGCATGGAATGAAAGCCTTTGGGGCTTTAATGGCTGGGGCGGAATAGCCGGTAAAATTGTAGACCTTAGTCCTGTATGGGGCGTTCGTGGTTGGGGTGAAGAAGGCTGGGGCGATAATGGTGTCTCAGTAGTAGCGACGGGAGCGGTAGGTTCTGTAACACTTGCTTACGGCAACGTCACTGTCCCTACTGGTGTTGCAGCTACAGGTGCAATAGGAACGGTAGTTCTTCAATATACAGGCCAGTTCACTGTTACCGGCGTAGCAGCCACAGGTGCAGTAGGAACAGTTAGTAGTGTCGCGTCTTTTGATCTAACCGGCGTATCCGGTACAGGTGCAATAGGGGACTTCACGGTAGGGGTAAATGAGTTTATTATCCCAACAGGAGTTAGTGCAACCAGCGCGATAGGATCAGTTTCCACTAGCATAGGTAATTTAGTTAGTGTTACAGGAGTAGCGGGAACAGGTGCAGTAGGCACGATAACTCCTGCTTACGACAGAAACGTAGCAGTAACCGGAGTAGGTGGCACTGGAGGAATAGGAACTGTAGTACCTACTGTATACTTTGAACTGGCAGGTGTGTCAGGTACGGGATTAGTGGGAAGCGTAACAAATACTCGTAGTGCAAATGTTTACCCTATAGGGGTAGTCGGAACAGGACAGATAGGTACGGTAAGAAAGGTGGGTTGGTCAGTTGTTTCTGATGCACAGACCCCAAATTGGACTATAATTAACCCAGACTTAGCGGCATAGGACTAAATCATGGCAACTTATGTAAATAATTTACGATTAAAAGAAATCGCTACAGGCGACGAGAGCGGTACTTGGGGAACCAGTACCAATACTAACCTTGAGCTAATTACCGACGGTTTTAGTTTAGGCACTAAGCAAATGTCTTCAGATGCTGATGAAACCTTCACTATGCCTGATGCTACAGCAGATGGGACGCGCTCTCTGTATTTAAAAATTACCTCGGCAGGTTCTCTTACGACTACCCGTGTAGTTACACTTGGCCCTAACACAATATCTAAAACATGGATTATTGAGAATGCCACTACGGGTGGTCAAATCATTACGATTAAGCAAGGGTCAGGCGCTACGATCAACGTAGGAAATGGCTCTAAAACAATGGTCGTTACTGACGGTGCAGGGTCAGGTGCTGCGGTTTTTAATGCTAACCCAACGGAAGTCGGGGGTGATGTTACAGGACCGGGTAGCTCAACAAACACCAACATTGTTACGTTTAGTGGCACTACAGGTAAGGTTATTCAAGATGGAGGTCAAGCACTACCCACAGGGGTAATTATTGGTACTACAGACACCCAAACAATGACCAATAAGACAATAACTAGCCCTAGAATTGGCACTAACATTCTGGATACGGGTGGCTTAGAGTTAATAAATTTAACTGCAACGGCTTCTGCGGTTAACGAAATAACATTGGCTAATGCGGCTACGGGTAATAACCCTACAATAACTCCTTCGGGCGGAGACGCTAACGTAGGTCTTAATATTACCCCTAAAGGCACAGGCGAGTTTAATGTTACTTCTAGCTTTATGTCGGGGGTATTCTCGGATAGAGTCACTGCACTGGGTAACACGGGTACAGCTAAGACTATAGACTGTGATGACGGAAACGTTTTCACTGCGACACTAAACGGTAATGCTACGCTTACATTGGCTACGCCTAACACAATAACTAGCAGAGCAACTTCGTTCACATTGATTCTTACTAATGATGGGACACCGAGCCGTACTTTGGCTTTTGCTGGAGGTACATTTAAGTATCCCGGTGGGTCTGTAAGCCGTACAACAACTGCCTCGGCAACCGACATTTGGTTTTTCTTTTCGCCAGACAACGGTACAACGTGGTATGTTACACTCCCTGCTAAAAACTTATCTTAATTTAATACACTAGAAGGAATATCGACATGGCGTTAACAGAAGAGCAACAGCAAATGGTGGATCAACAAATTGCGATAGAAGACAATCGTAACTCTAATCAAGTATCCGCTGAAGCAAAACGTACAAAACTAGAAACATTGCGTATGGCTAAAGAAATATTAGTTGAAAATCGTCGAACACAAGCAGCGGCTGATGCGACTGATATTACTTCGTCAGCGGTAAATACGTTAGCTGGAGAGCTAGAAGCACATTTAAATAGCTAGTGGAGTCTTACGCTTACTTTCCTTCTCTTATTTATCGAGAAGAGCGCGTGGAGTGGGTAGAAAAAACACTAAACCATACTCAAAAATATTATGAGCAAACAAAAGAGTGGTTGCCCGAAACAGCAGTAGTTAAACAAACTAGTTCTATGGTGAGTGACCCTGACTTTAATTACTTAGCTTCGTACTTAAAAGACAAAAGCATCAGTATATTAAAAGAACAGGGTTATCTAACCGATGAGTATGAGTTCTATCTTGCTGGAATGTGGGGCCAAGAGTTTGCGTGTACAGGCAGTAATCTTATGCACGTACATGGAGACAGTCAGATTTCAGGGTTTTATTTTTTAGAGACACCCGAAGGAGGATCGTATCCTATTTTTGATGATCCTAGAGCGGGGAAAAAAATGACCGACTTGCGTTCTATGTCTAGTGAAACAGTTACCCTAGCTACACCTCAAATACATTTTAACAATGTACAGGCCGGGACTATGATGTTTTTTAATAGTTGGCTACCCCACATGATTACACCTAATCAAGGCCAAACCTCCACAAAATTTATACACTTTGTAGTGTCTTGCACCAGAAGGTTTGTTTAATGGAGTATTTATTAACGCCCGGTTCTCAAAAAATTGAACCTTTTGCTTGGTGGGAAGGGGCTTTTACTGAAGAACAGCTTGATTGGTTACAGAACAAAGCAAAAGCGGCTAGTGTAGAAGCTGAAATAGGAGGTCAAGTACACGAGGGAACAGTCGATTCTGCAACAAGGCGCTCAAAGGTTAGTTGGTTAGAACAAAACCCTAAGACTAAGTGGGTTTTTGAAGGGCTAGCTAATGCTGTTATACCGTTAAATGCAGAGTATTTTAGGTTTAGTTTGACAGGGTTTGGAGAAAAATTACAATTAACAAACTACCACGAGGACCAACAAGGAATGTATACATGGCATCAAGATTTTGGTGCGGGTTTATCTAGGAAGTTGTCTCTAGTGCTTCAACTTTCAGACCCTAAAGACTATGAAGGAGGAGAGTTGCAATTACTAACTTCCAAAACCCCTACTTGTATTGAAAAGAAACGAGGTCTTATTACAGTGTTTCCCGCTTGGACTTTGCATCAAGTAACGCCTGTTATAAAGGGGACACGTCAAACATTAGTAACGTGGGTATCAGGAGAGCCGTTTAAATGAAATTTGCATGTAAAGACTTTATTGGAGTTTTTTCAAACGTGTATCCAGAAGGTTTTTGTGAGCACTTAATAGCAGAGTTTGAGCGTAATCTAACTTTGGGCGCCGGTACGGACAGGCAGAACGGAGAAGGCGCACACAAACATACAAAAAATGATATCCAAATTTTTTCAAACGGAAAAAATATACTCTTTGACGACTTCAAAAAAGACAGTGCGCCTACTACGGATTTGTTTTTTAGAGGCTTGCAAAATTGTTTTGAACTTTACACCAAGGAGTTTAGTCCTCTTTCAGACCTAAAAATTAACGCTAATCACATGAAGATGCAAAAAACATCTAGTGGAGGTGGGTATCATATATGGCATTTTGAACAAGGGAATGACGAACAAGCTGCTAGGTCTTTAGTGTATATGCTTTACCTAAACTCTTTACCTGAAGAGGCTAATGGAGAAACTGAGTTTTTGTATCAACAACGTAGAATAAACCCTGTTGAAAACACTATGATTTTGTGGCCCGCTGGTTTTACACACTCCCATAGAGGAAACCCTGTTTACGGAGACCATAGTAAATACGTTGTTACAGGGTGGTTTTATAATGAATGAGTTCCAAAGCAATGGATACTTACAAGTGCCAGAATTAATTGATGCTAATACAATACAAACTATTTCTTTGTACTTTGAAAATAAAATTAAACGTGGAGAATGGCAAAGTAAACCTGAGACGGACGATTCAAGCAAACTGGGCTATTATGCAGACCCTCTTATAGAGGTGCTATTGGAGCAGTGTTTACCTGCCGTAGAAGAAAAAGTTAATTTAAGTTTAGAGCCAACGTATTCGTATAGTAGAGTATATCAAGAAGGTGAAGAGTTACTGTCTCACATGGATAGACCTTCGTGTGAAATAAGTGTAACAATTAATGTTGCCTGCACTGGAGACCCTTGGCCTATTTGGATGCAATATCAGAGCAATGACCCTGTAAAGTATATACTTAATCCGGGCGACGCTGTTATATATAAAGGTTGTGAGGTTAATCATTGGCGCACTAAGTTACCAACGGCTCAATTAAACGTACAATTTATGTTACATTATGTAGACAAAAATGGACCTTATTCGGAATACAAATTTGATAAGCGCGGATCTTTAGGTTCTAAATCCATCCGCACATAGGAGTTAATTATGCCTATAGGAACTACTAAAGTCGGTCTATTTGGCGGTAAACCCACTGTACCTGCTGGAAGCCAAACTTTTAACGCGTCTGGTACATTTACTGCGCCAGATGGTCTCGAAATTGTTTCAGTTACCGGAAAGGGAGCTACAGGTAACGCAGGTGGTGCGGGTAACGCTGGCTTAGGTGGTGGTGGAGGTGCTGGAGGTGGTGGTGGAGCTTCCCCCGGTCCGGGTAGCCCTACTGCCCCTAACGGTGGTAGTAACGGCGGTGCTGGGTGGCCCGGTAGTAATAATCCCGGTACAGCCGGTACACCCGGTAATACGGGACCAGCAGCTACTGCTTTCTGTATTACCTTTAACGGCGGTGCTGGTGGTAACGGCGGTACTGCGGGTAACAACGGGAATAACGGCAATCCCGGCAATCCCGGAGGAATTCAGTTAGGTGTGAATAATCAATGGCGGGTTGGTGGTAACGGCGGTACTGGCCCCTACGGTTATAACGGCGGTCGAGGTTCAGACGGTGATGGAACTTATGTCTGCTGCTGTTATCCTTTTGGTCCTATCTCAATCACAATGACAAGGGGAGGTGGTGGTGGAGGTGGTGCTAGTGGTAACGCCTCAGGTACGCAAGGTGGCCCCCCAAGCGGCCCGCAGTCTATAAGTCCTGCCGCCCCTACACCCGGTGCTGGTGGTAGCCCCGGAGGAGGTGCTGGAGGTGCTGGTGGTCAAACTAATGGTAGCTTTGGCATACAACCCGGTGGTAATGGAGGTAATGGGTCGGCATCCGGTGCTGGTGGCGGTGGTGGCGGTGGTGATTCTCATATAGCTGCAAACGGTTCGCCCGGTGCTGGTGGTGGCGGCGGTGGAGGTGCTGGTGGTGGTTCTAATCCCGGCAATCCCGGCAATCCCGGTACTGCTGCAAACCCCTCTACTACAAACAACGTTCCTGTGGCGGCAGGCTGTTATCCCATAATAGTCCCCACCAACGGCCAAGTAGTTGTTTCTTGGAATACTCAATAATATGAATGATAAACAATTACAGAAAGAATTAGACCGTCGAAATAAGTTACGACAATTAGAAACGTTGGAGGCTAACGACGCTCGTGCACAGTCTATAACTGTAGGTACGGCGGGAGGCGGTGCAATAGAAATCACAATGCGTAGTTCTTCTGGCAAATTTTTATGGAATACTTATCAACCTGTAGAAGTAATAGAATTAATTAATCAGCTTGCAGCAGGTGTAGGGTGTCATATTCAAATTGTCCCAAGACAAGATTTTAGTTCTTGGCGTAATTGGGAAGTCAGCTCAGAAGAATTAGAACACGCCAGAGGGGTGCAACCGTTTCCGGGTGTTGGGCATTCGCCTCATCCTAAATCATTAGGGCATAAAGAATATACAGCAGGTATGAATTTAGCCCCTAAAATAGAACCGCAGGAGCAAGAAAATGTGGCAATTAAGAAAACTGTCAACAAACGAAGCCCTAAGCGAAGCAGGGCCACTTCCAAATAACTGGGGTCCAATATTTGGGCTTGAAGGTTTTAAAGAAAAGTTAGGTGATCTTTCTTGGATTGGTCCTGACTATGCGGATCAAGGTTGGGTTGAGCTTACTAACACAGAGCAGGAAGCAATTAATAAACCTCAAGTTCTAGCTAGAGTAGAAGAAGAAAAAACTATTGCAAACGCCGCTCTTAGTGAATCTACAATAACGACAGGGAAAAAAATTGAATGGAACGCTTATTTAATTGCCTTAGAACAAGTTGGTCTAAGTCCCGACTTTAGTGACCCTAAATTTCCACCAAGACCCAGTGCTTAAATACCGTATACGTTTTAATCAGTCACGAGGTAGAGAAGGGCGGGGTACTGAAGAGCATGTATGGCGGGTATTACAAGGTAATACGGAGTGGTTAGCGCGACATGTAATTATCGAAGTGCCTTCAAGAAGTGAACAAGAAGGACAGCAGTGGAACATTGTATGTGAAGGCACATTGATGTTTTTTACAGACACCGACACAGCGGTTATTACTTAATGTTTTCTAAAAAAGAAATTGTATTGGATTGCTATACATATAGATCAGAGGTGTATAACTATTTTCCTATAGCGAAAGGTTCAAAACACTTCCCTGAGTTCTTTAAAAATACAAAAAAGATTCCGCCGAAAAGCAGCTATGGGACGTTACTGCACTGCCCTGCGTTTATAGATTACTTTAAACTTGGATTTGTTCTACCTCTTTGGAGCGATTTGTTTTTAGAAGTAGGACAAAAAGGTTCTGGCTCTTACAAATGGCAGTATGCAGACGAAAGATCACAGATGGACTTTCATGGTGAAAATCAGACAGGCATACCAGAAAAAGAATATCAACAGTTTAAATTAATTACGCCATGGGTTTTTTCTTGCAAAGAAGATGTACAGTTTTTATTCTCTGCTCCTTCTTGGCATTTTGAAAGTTTTCCCAACACTTTAAGTATAGTAAACGCTGTTGTAGATTTTAAACGCAACGCTGCAACTAATATAAACATGGTGGTGCAAAGACTAGAACAGCCCCATTCGTTTGTATTACGCGCCAATACTCCGCTGATACATTTAATACCTATGACAGATAAAAAGATTGTTTTAAAAACGCACCTAGTGCCTATTGAAGTGTATGACTCTGTTGAAGGCCCTAACAGAAAAGTAACGTTTTCATCTGTATGTAAAAAGAAAATTAGAAACGCGCACCAAGGCAAGTTTAAAACACTAGCATGATTATATGTAGATCACACAATGTTGTGGTTATAAGACCGCCTAAAACAGGTTCGACTTCTCTACTTCATTATTTTTTAAACTCTGGGCTAGTACACCCTAAACACGATTCATATTTTTTAGATGGGGAAGGGCAGTATGTACACAAGAAATTCAAAGAACTTGTAGTTGAAAAACATATAAAAGGAGATGAACCTTGTGTAGCGACAATAAGAAACCCTGTAGAACGTTTTTCTTCAGCCTATTACCATATTCTTGCTGGTAAAGAAACGCTTTTTGTAAACCCCAACAAGTTTTTAGACGCTTTGTATGAAAAAAATAGCCCGATTGGGATAAAAAATATAGCGTATCCTCAGTGTGACTACTTTCCAGAACACGCAGAGCTATTTAATACCGAAAACCTGCATGAGCACGTTAGTAAGTATATACTTGAAAAAGGCGGTAAAGTGGACGAGCGTATAGAAATGCGGAAAAACCCTGACAATAAGCCAGACGTGTTTTTTGCAGGGCTGACACCTGACAGAAAGCAGAGTATATTAGATACCTATTCCAAAGACTTTGAGTTATGGGAAAAAGCGTATGCTGTGTACAATTAACATATTAGTTAAAGCATGAGTGTAGGTAATGATCGAGATTGGACTAGCACTTGCAGCAGCAAGCAAGGCTTTCGAGCTTATTCAACAAGGAGTTCAAACGGGGCAGGATGCCACTGACCTTATTGGAAAGCTCGGTTCTTTCTACGATGC